GTTTGACGCGTTTGTTTGATTCGTTCACGCAGGGTGGCACCCCCCTTCCTGCGTTGATTGGTAACAAGATGGAGTGGCAAGTCACCGTACTTACCGCTGCCATGATCGCTAATGAAAACTTAGCTGCATCCATGACTGCAGAGGAAATGGTTGATGCTTCCATTAACTACACTCATGTCATTCAAGAAAGGCTTGGTTACTACCAGCAAAACCAAATGCATTCTTTAGAAAGACTGCTAGAAAAATGAAAACCTGCTATTGTTTCAGGGTTCCACACTTCTAGTAATGGAAGCACCCCCTAAGACTCTTGTAACAATCAACGTTTCATTTAACATTGATCTAGAGTATGACTCATTTACAGGTCGTACTCTTAGTGAATTTTTAACCTTGATTGAAGACGATCTCTTTGATGCTGTCAATGAGTTGCGTCCTGAAATCCAGGATATTTACCACATGCAAACCAGACTCATCAATGACTAATTCATTTGATTATCAAGAGATTTTGAATAGTTGGGATGTAAATCTCGAACAACAAAAAGCAGACTTTCAAGAACATTTGTACAATGTGTATCGGCCTAGTAGTCAGACATACACCGGCTTATGGAAACGTTTCTGTATTACAGAGGCTGGTCCGTTGGCTCGTTCGCAATTCTTTGAAGCTCTTAAAGCAATTAAAGAGTATGAAGAATTGCAAAAACAAAATAAATAATTGACATTATTAAGGCCCACTGCCAAAGTGGGTCTGACTGAAACATTTGTTATGGACAAAGAAGAAGTTGAAGCCTTATTAAAAAAAGTGCTTCGGTTTTTAGATCTGGGCTTGCTATCACACATTGGGTATCCACCTGATGAAGATGTGCCAAATCCAGAAGATTTTATTGAAGGCTACGGCAAATGTATTGAAGATTTTCTTTATGAAACCCAACGACTCGGATTTGATCTCAGATTACAACTCAACCAAGAGACTGGGGAATCCTGATACTCCAGCCGCTGGTGACTCCAAACAACTACGTGAAACCATGCACAACACTACCAACGTTGCTATTTCGGAATTTGATTCGTTAATGGAGCAACGTGCTTATAAAGAATTTATTGATCACTTTTCAGATACTGTTGTATCTGCTGAAGACTTGTTAAGTCCAGATCGTTTAGCAAAAGCAATTATTGAAGTGCTCCAAGAACAACAAACATATCACTTAAAACAAGCTGAGCACTATAGCAACATTATTAAAGCTATCCAATGAAACCTAAAAAATTTCAATGGGTATGTCATGATTGTGGTCTGAAATATGGTAGGTGGTACCAGGGGCGTGTGTACTCTGGTCCACCAAATCATGCAGCTACATATCACATGGGCACATGTGATGTCTGTAATTTAATTAATGTACCCGTAACCGAAACAAGAGACTACGGCCAATTGGTTACTTCGAAAATACCTTGAATAGAATAAAAGAAATGAATTAAGTCAATGCCGTTATACAGAGATCCAGGTACAAGCAATCTTTACGAAGTTGTTAAAGTACAAACATGTAGCGGTAATCCGCTTGAAGTAACAACCGCAAGTGGTAGTACTGTTTACTTTCAACCAGCTACAACAGCAGGTGATGCATTCGGTAGATTACGTACGTCATCACCTTTAACTCTTTTTGATTCAAGCCATCGTTATCGTGACAATGGGCTGTGGGCTACAGCTACAGGAACAGGCGGTACTTATGCATTTAGCAGTGGCGAAGGTCTTGTAAACCTTAATGTCAATACAGTATCTGGTGCAAAAGTTCTTAGAGAAACAACAAAAGTTTGTTCATATCAACCAGGGAAATCCCTGCAGGTTATGAATACTTTTGTTATGGCTTCTGGTAAAGCAAATCTGCGGCAACGTGTTGGATATTTTGGAACTGATAATGGTATTTACTTAGAAGTAAGCGGTACTAGCTCACCAACTTTTGTTGAGCGCAATTCGGTTTCAGGTTCTCTTGCAGAAGCGCGAGTAGCTCAAGCTAATTGGAACGTTGATAAATTAGATGGTAATGGCCCTTCTGGGTTTACTCTTGACATTACTAAAGCTCAAATCCAGTGGGCAGATATTGAATGGCTTGGCTTGGGAACGGTGCGTATTGGATTTGTTATTAATGGTCAACTTGTTCATTGTCATTCTTTCCATCACGCTAATTTAATTACATCTACTTATATGACAACGGCATCTTTGCCGTTGCGTTATGAAATTGAAAATCTTGGAACTACAGCAAGTAGCAGCACATTAAAACAAGTGTGTTCAACTGCAATATCCGAAGGTGGATATGAATTAAGGGGCGCCCAAAACGCTGTAGGTATCCCTGTTAATACACCGTATACATTAACGACTGCACCAACTGTTTACCCTCTTGTTTCTCTTCGTCTTAAATCCACGCGATTAGATGCCATTGTTATTTTGACTGCACTGTCCCTTATGGGGATTACCAACAATGCAAACTATAACTGGAAAGTTGTTCTTGGTGGCACCACAACAGGCGGTAGTTGGTCAGACTTAGGTGCCGATTCGTCTGTTGAGTACAAGATTAACGGTTCTTCTTTTACACAAGGAACTGGACGTATCCTTGCCAGTGGGTTTACCAACGGTTCGAACCAAGGCTCTGCCGTGGTTGATATCCTTAAAGAAGCTTTGTTTAAGTTCCAATTAGAACGAGATAGTTTTACTGGAACAACAACTGAATTAACTTTAGTTTGCAGTAGTGAAGATAATGGTGCACAAGTGTTAGCTGCTATGGACTGGGAAGAAATTAGCCGTTGAGGTGTTAACGGCTGATAAACTAGAAGTACTGATAGAAATTTATGTATACCCCTGGTCCTCAAACAGTTCCTGTGCCCCAGGCTCCTGTGGTACAAGAGGTTCCTCAACCACAGGAGAAGCCTAAGACACCTAGTAAATCTAAAGGTGGTGATGTTGGTGGGTTTATCCAGCAGTTAATTGGACTGGCTGCATACGTACATCAACTGCAAGTGCAATCACATTTACTTCATTTTAATTATGAGGGATCAAACTTTTTAGGCGTACATAATTTTCTTAAAGACCAATACGAAGCTCATGTAGAACAGTTTGACAAATTAGGTGAGTTTATTCGTTCAATGGATTATTTGCTTCCACAGTGTTACAACGGTTTGATGGATGCAAGCCCTGAGTTTAAACATGTATCTAGTTATAAGGGTACAGAAATGCTTGGCGTGTACTATAAAAACCTTGAAGAGCTTGGCATAAAAACTAAAAAGTTAGAACCTATTGCTGCCAAAGTAGGTGCTATTGATATTCAAAACTATATGGCCGAACTTTGTGGTGAAGCATTTAAAGCTGCATGGATGATTAAAGCTACGTTGAGGAACGGGTAAATGAATCCCTTGAATCCTTTGTTTCAATTAGCTGGTAAATATATGTCTACTTCTGTTGGTAAAACTATGTTTGACCAAGGGTTTCGTGGTGTTGGTTCAGCATTGGCAAATTTTTCTAAAGATCCTGTTAATAAAACTGCTGCATCTTTATTTGGACTTCCTTATTTAACAATTCCAGCAACTGCAATTATGGGCTTAAACGCAGGTGCAACTGCTCCAGGTACTTTAGATGAAGCTAAGCGTCTGGGAATAATTACTAATATTTCTACCCCAACATTTAAATAAAATTTCTGCTGGTTTTTGTTAATCGCTTCAGTGTTTAAGCCTGTGGTGATTGCAGCATAGTAGAAATATCTTTTAAAACATTCTTTGGTACAAAATAAGCTGGGCGTCCTCGCGCAGGGTCAGCCCAATATTCGTCTTTCATACCATCTTTTCCATAGCACCAGCCATGGATGAGTGTTTGTTTATTTTCAATTGTTACTAAGACAAACCGTTTATTTGGATTTTCATTTCGTTGAATAATTAAATCATATTTATGTTTGCTTCTTGTTTTGACATCAATATCACCAGGTAAATCCGAACTGTTTCTGTTGGCTTCTGTTTCTAAATATAAAAAATTTTTTAAGTTTAAATAAGAAGCTACAGCCATTTCTCCTGCTGCTCCAAGTAAATGAATCTCTAATGCTTTTGATCCAATCGATGCACCACCATTGCGTCCTCTAAGTTTTTTTGTTTCATTAACTTGTTGACGACGTTTTCCTTCTTCAAATGCTTGATGACGTTCGCCATCTGAAAAAATAAACGCAACAGGAGTGGGCATTTTATAAATAAACAATACCAAGAGTATAGCCAATTAATTACTGAAATATTGTTTGACTGTGTCGATAGACACAGGCGTAAAATCATTGCGTTCTACACATGCGTTGAAATATTTTTTATCCGGTTGCTCGCCGTCCATGACAAGATGGCAATGGATATGGCCGTGAACATTCCCTCTGTAGTGACCAGACAAACATGAAGGGTGTACAGGGATGTGTGTAAAGATCAAACCACCAAGAAAATCAGAGCCGGGCCTGAAGAAAAATGCACCGCGTACATCTTCAAAATACTGAGAAAAATCTTTTAACTGACCCTGGTCATGATTACCACGAATCAAAATCTTTCTACCGTTCAGACGGGTGAGTAACTTAAGACTGGGTCTAGGTATAACAACATCGCCTAGGTGGTACACAGTGTCATGATTACTCACGGTGTTGTTCCAGTTGGCAACCATGGTTTCATCCATTTCTTCTACGCAAGAGAAAGGACGTAAAGGTGCGCCACTAGGGTCAACAAAAGAAAGACTTTTGGCGTGACCAAAGTGAGTATCTGCAATAACAAAAATATTTGCCATGCATCTAGTTTAGAGTCGTCTGTATGGGATTTGAACCCACATCGCTTATCCCACTGAAAGCACTGCGTCCAGCACCCAGGTGAGAGGCCGCCTTATCCGTTAGTTCGCAACAGACGAGTGACCCATCTGTTTGAGCATCATCTCAGATTCATTTGCCATTCGCGAATAGCGAATGAATCTTTGGTGAGAGATAGGCTTGATGGGTGTTTGAACGGGTCTAACCTGCGATCCGCAAGGGGTACCTTCCCCTTCAAAGGCTCTGCCGAGTCCAGGGCGGTTGGCCAACCGTATGTGATCCGTTGCGCTTGCCAAAACGTGGCCGGTTTTTCCGACTACGCTTTTGTGGGTCGAGGGCGCACCCGTGGATCAAACGGGCGAGAGTGATCAATCTCCCGGCCTGGAAACCCAGGACTTCATACGCAAACCAACAACGTTCGAAAGTTTCCGAACCAGAATCGACGCAGTGCCCATTCCTGTTGGCTGCACCCTACCGACAGAGCAATAGGGGTGGTTGAACAGTCCTCCCAAGGCAAGTGCCAAGTTCAGACTGTATGGTCTTTTCCCTTTTTACCACCACAGACTATGGAAAGACCTAATGGCATCTGTGGATAGATAGATGGACCAGGTGTGTCGCCTTCTAAGCTGTCTGCCTAACGCGCACAGGGACCTGGCCTCTATCAAAAATATTGTAGCAATAAAAATTCCTGGTTGCTCAAGCCAGGAACAGCAATCTCGGAATCCCATCCTAATGGATAGTTGAGCAATGTGATTATAACTACTTTTTCTTGGCCGCAGCTTCTTTCTTTTTAGCGATCATCTCTTTGAACTTGTCACGAGCAGCAGCCTGCTTATCGGTAGCGCCAGCCTTACCTTTCGCAGGAGCAGCCTTACCTTTCATCTCAGGCTTCATTTTACCTTTGGCGCCAGGAGCTTCTTTCTTTTGCATGATGTTTTGAAAGCTATTACAATTTTAACTCACTTTTTTTTGCGAGCAGCTTTACTTGCTTTCTTTGCTGCTTCTGTATTAGGAACAAACTGCTTGCCTTGTTTGCTACCGGCTTTTTTCTTGGCATCTGTTTTGGTACGTTCCTCTTTTGAGAGAGCAGCCCATGCTTTTTCTGGGAGGTAACGTTTGGTTTGTCCTTTCTCAATCGCTTTATCGGCTGCCATTATTTTGACTCCTTATACTTTTTGGCCGCTGATTTAGCTTTAGATCTTTTTTCATACTCTTCTCGAGTGCTCCATTTTTCCTTGCCCCACTTCTCTAAACTTTTTTGCTTCTCACCCTTGCCTCCTTTGTATCCGCCACCAGCTTTCTCATATTCCTGAGCAACCAGTTGAGCTTTTCTAGCCGAAATAATTAGTTAGCCTTACGGCTACGACCATTCTCCCGGTTTACCCCCACGGCCTTCCCGCATAACTTTGTTTTTGATGCGCTCACGCAGGTCTGGTTTTGTGTACTTGCTTTTGTCTTCAGCCATAACTTCCTCGTTCTTTAAGATAAGTGACTGCGTTTGTCAATACATCTATATTATCACCAAATAAACCTAGGGCTCTATTGCACTCTTTGCACAATAAACCTCTGAACTCATTGGTTTGATGATTATGGTCCATAGCTAAAGATTGTTTATCCTTGGGAGGCTCTTGGCAAATTGCGCATAAACCTTCCTGGGCCTCAAGCACAATATCGTATTGTTCTTTTGTTATTCCTCTGCGCTCATATTTTTTGTGATTGTGATGTAATAAATCTTGCCCTTGTTTTTTAACTTTTTGATAATGTTCTTTATTGTTATCTACCCATTTATCCCAACTTT